GAAAATTGTCAGGAAGAATTGTTAAGTCCTGCATTTGCAACAATCAGTCCCGATTTAACAACAAATCCTTTATTTGATACAATGCATGGTATTAATGTTGTAGCATTACTAGCAAAACATGGACTATGGGACGGAGTTGATGCAGATAACTGGGAAGATTTTGAATATCCCTTTTACGTCATTGAAAATACTGATACAGCGTTTGCGAATGAAGCTGCTTTTCATAGAAATGGTAAAGGACAAAAAAAGTGGACTGCATTTGACTTTCATAGGATTAAAGTTGCAGGTGTAAGACAACATAAATCTAAAGACAAAAGTTATGTAGATGCAGAAAAACGCCAATCAATTTGTGAAAAACATGAAGCTATTCCTGTACCGGCAAGTCATTCACAAAAAGGTAAGGCAGGCACATTAGATCGTATTGACGCAGTTTATAAATGGAGTCACAAAACTTTAGACTTTATTTTAGCGACACACAAAAAGTATTGGCATGGTACTAAATTGGACAGTGCAGCTTTTGGTTTATATGGTCATTTATATGATGGATTTAAAAGTAAACATATTCCTACTTCAGGTGAAAAATTTGATGAATTTATGGATAACTTTCATGCAATCATTAGAAAGTGTTTTACAGACTTAGATACACTAAGAACCGAAACTGAAAGAGCCCATGTAAAATGGCATGAAAAAGCATATCCCAATCTTAAAAAACACACTTTAAATCAAACAAATTGTGCTTTAGCTATTGTTTTAAAAATCTATCAAAGGCTTAATGGGACACATCCATTAACAAATGATGTAAACGATTTTTGTTATAATGGACAAGATTTGTATGATTATTTAGATCCTGTTGATGTTCATGAGCAGGTAAATAATGTCTAAAATAAAATTACCAGAGAAATGTGGTTGGTTTTACATTTTAAAATTGAGACATAATGATATTTGGGGATTTGGAATAACTAAAAGTTATAGAATTAAAAATTACTTGCAAAAAAGATATATTAATCCAGGTGCAAATAAAAATCAGGTGTTTGACAACTTATATTATGGAAAATTGTCTGAAATTAGAAGTTTGGAAAAGCATCTTAAAAATGAATGGTCAGACAAACTTTTAGTTTTATTTACTGATAAACTTGAGTGGTTTGATCCTATTCATAATATAGATGGGCCACAAATAGTTGATTTTATAGAAAAACGAATAAAATCCAATTATTCACAAATCTATAGAGTTAAAAAAGAGTATCTACCATTTAGCCCAAAAAATACATTTGTAACTCTAAATGAAGATCCTGAAAAGTTTTTGGAACAACTCTAACTTGACAACAATGAATAATATGCGTATAATCTACGCATATTATTCAACTATATACTATCCCATATATGAATTACGCACTCATTGACACCGCAAATACCTTTTTCCGTGCTCGGCACATTGCAAGCCGCAATAGTGATACATGGGAAAAAATTGGAATGGCATTACATTTATCGTTGTCCAGTGTAAACATGGCTGTACGTAGATTTGGCATTGATCACGTAGTGTTTTGTACCGAAGGTCGTAGCTGGAGGAAAGATTTCTATAAGCCATACAAAGCCAATCGTAAATTAGATGAATCAGCTATGACTGAGGATGAAGTAGAAGAAAATAAAATGTTTTGGGAAACGTATGAGGTGTTTACAACTTTTTTACGTGAAAAAACAAACACCAGTGTATTACGTCATCCAAATGCTGAGGCAGATGATATTATTGCACGTTTTATTGCTCTACATCCTAAAGACAAGCATTATATTATTTCTAGTGATAGTGATTACGTACAATTAATCAGTGAAAACGTTAATCAATATAACGGAGTTAGTAATCAACTTATTAAATTAAGTGGGTACTATGATGAAAAAGATAGGATCATTGTAGATAAGAAAACTAAAATTACTAAAGAATTGGGAGATCCACAATTCTTGTTATTTGAAAAATGTATGCGTGGTGATAGCACTGATAATGTTTTCAGCGCATATCCTGGTGTACGTACTAAAGGTAGTAAGAATAAAGTTGGGTTGATTGAAGCATTTCAGGATCGTCATAAACAAGGATTTAATTGGAATAACATGATGCTACAACGTTGGGTAGACCATGATGGTGTAGAACATCGTGTTCGTGAGGACTATGAGCGTAATCGCACATTGATTGATTTGACGGCACAACCACAAGAGATTAAGGATGCTGTAGATAATACAATCAAAGAAAACGTTAGAGTAAAAACCACACCACAAGTAGGTATTCATTTTATGAAGTTTTGTGGGAAGTACGAATTGACTAAAATTAGTGAACAAGCAGAAACATATGCTAAATGGCTTAATAATCCCTATAAAGGATCATTATTAAAAGGTGAATTAGCATGACTACATTTTATAAAAAAGTTGGAAAAAAATATGTAGCTGTAAGTGAATATGATAGTGAACTGCGTGGAGCAATGCCCGAAGGGGCACATTTGGTTATTGTAAAACCAGGATCAACGTTTACAAAGTATGATATTGACCCAAACTATGCCTCAATGCTAGCGGCTTTATTGTATAGTAAAAATGAATTTGTTAATGCTATTGTTAATGCTTCAGCATTAAAATCAAAAAGTGAAGTGTATACCCCTGAGCAAATAGAAGCTTGGACAAAATTACAAGAAACTTTTAATGATAAGTTTTACAGCTTATATACAAGCAGTGCAGGTGATATTGCTGACGAGGGCTTTAAGGCAATTATGAAAGAGGCGACTAAAATGTTAGAACACCCAAGTGTGAAAAAAGCTTATGAACAGTTTTTACTTGTATACAAATTAACAAAAGATGAATCCTAAAGAAAAAGAAAAAATTATTATGGATATGTGTATAACATATCGTCATGACTTTGGTCTTAACAGAAACCCAAGTGATCCGCCATGGGTAGCAGGCATGACTCCTGATGAACGTAAAGGACTAGTTGCTACCATGACACAAATATTTAATAACAACATAGAACCTTTATTAGAGAGAAAATCAAATGAGTGAACTGATTGCTAAACCAGTTATAAAAAATCAATATTGGATTGTAACCAATGGCAATGAAAAAGTTGGTAATGTTATAGCAGATAATAATGGGTTTGATGTTAAATTGAATGGTAATACTATACATTTTAATAATCAAACTGACATTATTAAAAAAACAAAGATTAGGTTTCAGCCAATGAAATCTAATAAAACTATAGCAAAAATCCCATATCCTGAATATCCTACAACTACAAAAACTTACAACAATGTTTTTGATATTAAAAGAAAATTACACTTGTTTACAAAATCAAATAAAAGTAAGTGTTATTATGCTGCTGGATATTATGTAATGAACACAAATGGCAACAAAGAAGTTGTTTTTTGTCCAAAATACATTTTTATACAACGTTATGATTATATTGGTCCTTATAAAACAAAGGATGAAGCTGAGAAGCAGATAAATATTTGATGATTCATATTAAAAGATTCATCGATAAAATGACATATTTAGAGGGTAAAAATCCTAAAGATGTTGTATTACCCATATCAGACGCAAGAGGATTGCGTGATGATATTTCAAAGTTATTAATAGACTTACATGAAAGTAAGAAAATACACAACAAAGAAGAAGTTATAAAAATTGATGTAAAAGGCGGAAGTTTTAAATGAGTAGAACACAACCTAAAGTATTACTTGAATATGTTGATAAAAAAACATATAAGACAGAACAAATTGTTGAGGCATCTGGTATTTGGGCTGTGTTTTATGAAGGGCAACCTATCAATTTAAAGTCGCAACATTATTTAGATAATCAAACAGCACCAAAATACAAAAAGACAAGTTTTAGCAATCCAGGTCATGCTAGAAACTTATGTAGAAAACTAAATGTATTATTTAAAACAAACAAATTTACAGTAGTTTTTATGAATTCAGGAAGTACAGTATATCCTGATTCTGCCACTGATGAATAAAAAAATCACACTAACAAAGATTGTATTAGAAAATTTACAGCACATTGACCAATATAAAAATATAAAAAGTGATGACCTGTTTTTACGTTGGTGGATGACAGGTAGAATGAGTGAAGGTTTAAGATTGACTGACGAGGGTAAAAAGGCATTTGAATTAGCTGAAATTCAGCATTATGATTTTGACATCAAACTAGAAAAACCATTTGTGCCACAAAATTTTATACTTGAACTTAATAAAAAAATCCAATGTCCATATTATATAGGCGTAAATAAAGTAGCAAAGTTAGCAAAGTCAGTTAGTCCATATATTAGGTTATATGATAATAAA